GTGGATCATGTGCAAATCAACAACCGAGGTAGGCAGTTGGACAATGATTGACACATCACGCATTGGCTACAACGCAAACAATTACACGTTGTACGCTGATTTGACAAATACTGAACAGGGGTACTTGACGGCAGATATTGTTTCTAACGGATTCAAAATTCGTGTGACAGGAACCGGAACAAGTTTCAACACATCCGGTCAGTCATACATCTACGCCGCCTTTGCCGAAAACCCATTTAAAAACGCTCTTGCGAGGTAACCCATGTTTGCAATTGTTCAAAACAACACCATCGTCCAGCTTGTGCCAGAGGGCACAGCCTTTGAGTTGGACGGAGTTCAGTACCCTGCCAACTGGTGCAACCTGTCTACCCCCGAGGACAAGGCTGCTATTGGCATGGTTGATGTGATCTACGGCACAGCACCGTCTGACACCTATTACTGGGTGACGCAAGAAGCGCCAGTGCTGGTTGACGGTCAGGTGCTGGTGAACTACACCTCAACACCCAAGGACTTGGACCAGACCAAGGCCACCTGCAAGTCGCAGATCAACAACACAGCCTACAGTCTTCTACTGCCCAACGATTGGATGGTGGTCAAGGCCACGGAAACCAGCACCCCGATGGACCCTGCATGGAACACATGGAGACAGTCGATTCGCACAACAGCCGAGGGCTACGTTGCCGCTATCACGGCTGCTGCTGACATGCCAGCCCTTGAGGCTGTAATGAGCAACATCACTTGGCCCCACGACCCTGATTACGTGGAACCCGTACAAGAGCAAATCCAGCCATGAAAGACTGGGCTGTAGCATTAATTGCCGCAGCCCTCATTCTCGGGCTGGCCCTGTGGTGCGCCCGCATTTTTATTTGGAGTTTTTATGGTTGACCTTACCAAAGCCATTGGAGCCGTTGCCGCCAGTGTCGCTGCGTTAGGTGGCAGCTATACGCTTGCTGACAAGTTTGGTGTGTTTGACAGAGCCATCATTGAATGGTCGCCTGAGAACTTCAAGATCGTGGCAGAGGCTGGGCAGCCCATCACTGTTACGGTGGCGCGGATCAAGAAGCGCGACGACTGCTCCGTTGAAAGTTTCACGCCAAGCATCCGTGATGCAGCGGGCATGGTGCATGAAGCGACCACCACCGCAAGCAAGTTCAGCGGCCCCGCAGGGCCAGAAATTGATACATTCACGTACCAACTTACGATGGTGCAAAAAGAAAAGATTGCCAGTGGCAAGGCCACTCTACTGGCAACCATCAAATATAAATGTCCTGAAGGGGAGCGCGTTGTGCAGTATCCCCGCCACACCAACCTCAGTTTTGATTTAAAGGGGTAATCGATGGCACAGTTTGAACCTGCTTTTGAACTTATGATGGTTGACGAGGGCGGATACGTCCTCCACGAAGTTCCCGGCGACACTGGGGGTATGACCTATGCGGGTATTGCCCGGAACAAGAACCCGCAGTGGCCCGGATGGGCGCTGGTGGACAAGAAAGAGTTTGGCGGCTCCCTGACCCCCATGGTGCGCGAGTTCTACCGTGTGGAGTTCTGGGACAAGATGCGTGGCAACGAGATCAACAACCAAGACGTAGCCAACACCATCTTCAACTTCGGTGTAAACGCAGGCATGAGCATGGCTGTAAAGCTGGCGCAGCTTGTGGTCGGGGCAACACCTGACGGCGGCATCGGTGCAAAGACGGTTGAGCGTTTAAACCAAATACCTGATGGCCAGCGGTTTAAGGAGCAGTACGCTTTGACCAAGATCGCTCGGTATGTAGAGATTTGCAACAAGAACCCCGTGCAGGTCAAGTTCTTAAGGGGCTGGCTGAATCGCACATTGAAGGGGCTGAAATGAACTTACTTGGCGTTGGATCAATCATTGAAGCGGTTGGCAAGGTAGCCGACGACCTGATCACCACTGATAAAGAGCGGATGGAGATGGAGGTTGAGCAGCGCAAGCTCGACCTTGAAGAAAAGCGCATCGACCAAGCCACCGACCTTGCCCAGATCGAGGTCAACAAGGTGGAGGCTGCAAGCTCCAGCATCTTTGTGTCTGGCTGGCGTCCTGCCATTGGATGGATCGGCGTTGCGGCCATGGGCTATCAGTTTCTGGCCTACCCGCTGTTTCAGTGGGGTTGGAAGTGGGCGCAGGCTACAAGTTGGATTCCTGCGGGTTTGGAGCCCCCTCCGGTACTGGACGCAGACCAGCTCTGGGTGATACTATCAGGCATATTGGGCATCGCTGGGATGAGGTCTTTTGAGAAAACCAAAGGCGTTGCCAGCAAATAAAGGTTGCCCATGCCACTTTCCAAGTTACTTTTTAAGCCGGGGGTCAACCGGGAAAACACCCGTTACACCACCGAAGGCGGTTGGTACGACTGCGACAAAGTCCGGTTCCGTCAAGGCAATCCTGAGAAGATTGGCGGCTGGACACGCTTCAGCGCGTTCACGTATCTTGGCGTCTGCCGGTCACTGTGGAACTGGATCACCCTTGGCGGGGCCAACCTGCTGGGTGTGGGTACGAACCTGAAGTTCTACATCAATCTGGGCGGGCAGTACTATGACATCACGCCAATCCGCGCATCCAGCACCATCAACAACAACCCGTTTGTAGCCACGCTTAGCTCCAGCGTCATCACGGGACTTTGTGACTTTCAGTGGGGCTGTTGGCCTTGGTGGCAACATCACAGCAACAGTTTTAAATGCCGAGTATCAAGTCACTGTTATTAATGCAAACTCGTACACCATCACTGTTTCTGCTGTGGCCAACGCTACGGACGTATCAGGCTCTCCCGGCGGCGGGGCTTCGGTTGTCGCAGCTTATCAACTCAATACTGGCCCTGAAGTACAAATACCGCTGGTTGGGTGGGGTGCAGGTGGTTGGGGCGCTGGTGTGTGGGGCACAGGAGCATCGGACCCAATCGCTCTCCAGTTGTGGAACCAGTTTAATTTTGGCGAAGACTTAATTTTTGGGCCACGCGGTGGGGGTGTTTATTATTGGGACGCATCCGCTGGTACTGGAACCCGGGGGGTCAACCTGACCGTATCAGGTGACGCAGACACGCCGCTGTTCCAGAACAAAATCATTGTTTCAGATGCTTCTCGTTTCGTGCTGTGTTTTGGCACCAACGACTACGGCGCTGCAACGATCGACCCCATGCTGATCCGCTGGTCAGATCAGGAAAACCCTTTTGTCTGGACTCCGGCCATCACCAACCAAGCAGGCAGCATCCGGTTGTCGCACGGCTCTGAGATCGTCACGGCCATTCAGACTCGACAGGAAATTGTCACGTTCACCGATCAGGCGCTGTATTCGCTGCAATACCTTGGGCCACCCTACGTCTGGGGCACGCAGTTGCTTGGAGACAACATCTCGATCGCAAGCCCCAACGCTGTAGCACTTGCTTCTGGCGTGGTTTACTGGATGGGCGTGGACAAGTTCTACGTGTATGACGGGCGTGTGCAGACGCTCAATTGCGACCTGCGACGCTACGTGTTTGGTGACTTCAACCAAGACCAAGCCGCGCAAGTGTTTGCGGGGACCAACGAGGGTTTCAACGAGGTCTGGTGGTTCTACTGTTCGTCAGACTCTACCGTGGTGGACAAGTACGTCATCTTTAACTACCTTGAAAAAATCTGGTATTACGGCACCATGGAACGCTCGGCATGGCTGGACACCGGTTTGCAGGCTTTTCCGATTGCCGCGACCTACATCAACAACATCGTCAACCACGAGGACGGCGTGGACGACAACTCCACGGCTGTCGCAGCGCCGATTGTGGCAAACATCTCGTCTTCAGAATTTGACATTGGGGATGGCCACAACTTTGGGTTTGTCTGGCGGGTGCTCCCGGACTTGACGTTTGGCGGGTCTGCGTCCTCTCCCACGCCGCAGGTCACAATGACGCTGCAAGGGCTCACAAACTCGGGCTCCGGGGTCACAGCTTCTGCAAATCAGAACGTAATCAAGGGCAGCAACTACGTGATTACCGAAGAATTTACTGGGCAGATTTACACCCGGGTGCGTGGGCGACAGATGATCTTCAAGATCGACTCCGCCCAAGTGGGCACTACGTGGCAGCTTGGAGCGCCCCGGTTCGACATCCGACCTGATGGGCGTAGGTGACCTAAAGTATTACACATGGCTGAACTAAACGCAACCCCACCTAACTTGCCGCTGGCCCCTAACGAGTACGACCGCCGGTATCAAGACCAACTGAACAACGTCATACGCTTGTTTTTTAACCAACTGTCTAACCCCGGTGACATGGGCGGGGCTACGCTCAACCTAGACCTCGGTACGCTGCCGACTGAAGCCGATCTACCTAATTTAAGGCTTGGTGACGTTTACAGGGACACACAGGACGGCGTGCAGGTAAACAGCCAAATGCTTCGCATAAAGACATCAACATGATACCATCCAGCAACCCTATTTTTAAGAGGCAACTATGAGCCTACACGCCCTTGCCAACGACATGGCTTCAAAAGGCCGATATGGCGACTCGATGCTGGTGCACATGGCACCCAACGAAGTTGCTGGCCTGCACGCTCTTGCCCTTCGCCACGGCGAAGAACTGACCATCAACCCTGAAACGGGTTTGCCTGAAGCGTTCAAGCTGAAGTCTTTGCTCCCAATGATTTTGGGTGCGGCATTGGCTCCTTTGACCGCAGGTACGTCACTGGCGTTCCTTGGCGCTACGCCTTTGGCGTCTGCCCTTACTGTTGGCGCGGGCTATGGCTTGGCCAAAGGCAGCTTGAAAGAAGGTCTGTTGGCGGGTCTGGGTGCGTATGGCGGCGCTGGGTTGGCCGCAAGTCTTGGCTCTGCAGGGGTAAGCGAAGCTGCCGCACAAGAGGCGCTTAAAAGGTCCACGGTGGAAGACGCCATCCGCATGGACCTGCAAGAACGCGCCTTATACGCCCCCGTTGCAAATACGGCCACAAGCACGGCTACCGCAGCCCCGACTGCCGCGCAAACGGCCTCGGATATCAGTGGTCATGGGTACGGCGCACCGGGGTCTGAGGCAGTTGCCCCCGTTACAACAACTACTCCCATGACCTCCGTGGCCAGCGCACGGGTTCCGGGATCGCCTATGGCCCCCATTTCGGGGGAAGAAATTGCAAGGGCCGGGTTCCAAGGTGCCGCACCCCCCACAGGGCTGGATGCGCTGAGCAAAGGTGCACAGAGCATCTACGACAAGGGCCAAGTGGGTGATTTCTTCACGAACAAAGCCAACAGGGGCTTCACGATGGCTGCAGCGTCATCTGCGCTGATGGCTCCCGAAGACGAAGAAGGTATGCCAGAGACCAAGCGGGACCCCGGCTATATCCGCCCGGCCCGTTACGACTGGCGCACCGGTAAGTACCAGTACTTCGACCCTGTCAAGGCTTCGGAGTGGGGCACTCGCAACCTGTCCGAATACACCAACCCCAACGACCCCAACGCACGCACGCCTCTTGGAGCTAAGGCTGGTGGCCTGATGGCCCTTGCCAACGGCGGAGCTGTTGCGTTTGCGGATGGCGGAGAAACTGACCCTAATTACGCTGAAAAACGCTTAGCCAGTATCAACGCTTTCTTGCAGACCAACCCCAGCGCAGAAGCTCTTGCCGCTGCACAGGATTACTACAAGGTAGGCGGAGACGAGCTTGAACGTGCCCGTGCGTATGGCAACGTGGGTTCTGCTCCGGGCTCCGATATAGCCAATGCACCTACTGGCCCTGTTGTCGGTGGCGGCGGTTATGACCCCCGCCCAACTGTCAGCGCGGGCACCGTGGAGCAAGGGTACTCGCAAGCCTACAGCCCTGAGCAGGTGCAGGCCATCCGCGCCGGGTTTCTGGACAATCGCGACGACCCCCAGAGAATGATGGAGCTGATGAACCAGTACGGCGTCAACGTCAAAGATATTGCCACGGCCGTGGGTGGCTCGGAGAAGGGCTACCAAAACATCTTCTTGCAAGGCGGTGCGGACCCGTCGTTTGGCGGCATGGGCGACTACAAAGCAACA